AATGTTAAATTGTTCCCACTAATTAATCCACCGGCACCACCAGCACCATATCGTCCGCCACCACCACCGCCAGCTACAACTAAGTATTCAAATGGACCATTAAAGCCATTAGTGTTAAAATTGCTGTTATTTGTAAATGTGTGTATTCTATAATTTTCATAAGTTGTTACAGTGCCGCCAGTTGGATAAGAGAATGTTGGAGAAGGTGTCGGAGTTGGGCTTTCTGTAACACTTGGCGTTGCACTCTCAGTAACACTTGGCGTTGGGCTATTTGTTACTGTAGGAGCAGGTGATTCAGAAGGTGTAGGAGAAGGACTATTGCTAGGACTTGGAGAAGGTGTTGGACTTGGAGACCTACTAGGACTTGGAGAAGGACTTGGTGTAAAGCTTGGGCTTGGTGAAGGTGTCGGGCTTGGGCTCTCACTTGGGCTTGGGCTTGGTGTAGGACTTTCAGTTACAGTTGGTGTCGGTGAAGGACTATTGCTAGGACTTGGAGACGGACTAGGTGTCGGTGAAGGACTTGGACTAGGTGAAGGTGTCGGTGAAGGACTATTGCTAGGACTTGGAGATGGAGTCGGACTTGCAGTCACACTTGGAGACGGAGAAGGTGTTGGGCTAAATGTCGGGCTAAATGTAGATGTAGGATTCTGGGTAGCAACAGGTGTAGCCGTGACGGTAGGACTTGGCTGAGGAGTTCCTCCAGCATTCCACATGATCTTATTATCAGTGCCCTGCCAAACAATGAAATCATCTGGGTTCCACTCAAGGAATGCACCAGTTTCAGTTGGTGTTGGTGTAGGACTGTTAGAAGGACTTGGGCTAGGTGTAGGTGAAGGACTGTTAGAAGGACTAGGTGTCGGACTTGCAGTCACTGTAGGACTAATGCTTGGACTTGGGCTAGGACTTGGAGTCGGACTAGCAGTCACAGTAGGACTAATAGATGGACTTGGGCTTGGACTTGGTGTCGGACTAGCTGTTACCGTAGGACTAATAGATGGACTTGGTGAAGGACTTGGTGTCGGACTTGGTGTCGGACTTGCTGTTACCGTAGGACTAATAGATGGACTTGGTGTCGGACTTGGTGTCGGACTTGCTGTTACCGTAGGACTAATAGATGGACTAGGGCTAGGACTTGGAGTCGGACTAGCTGTCACTGTAGGACTAATTGAAGGACTTGGAGAAGGAGTATTTGTTGGGTTATTAGTAGGCGTAGGTGTTGGTGACAAACTTACGCTTGGAGAAGGTGTTGGAGAAGCTGTGGTGCTAGCCGATGGACTTGGTGTGGGGCTATTCGTTGGGCTATTTGTTGGAGTAGGCGTAGGACTGTTTGTGACGCTAGGCGTTGGTGATGCTGTTGGAGCATTACTTGCACTAGGCGAAGGTGTCGGGCTATTTGTAACACTCGGTGTTGGTGAAGGACTTAAAGTTACACTTGGTGAAGGTGTTGGTGTTGGTCTTGGTTCCTTAAGAGCCTGCCAGCTATAATTACCAGCAAAAACTTCACGCCAGTTTGTATCAGTTCCGATCTGAGTAATAGCAGATAAATCAGGAGCAACACCTTGGCCAAGTTGACCAAGACTATTTCTACCCCAGCTATAAAACTTACCGTTAACATCAATAGCAAAACCGCTATTTCTACCACCAGCAATTTTAGCCCAACTTGTAAATGATCCTATTTGAGTCGGTGTTATAACATTATCACTGCTGTTATTTCCACAACCACCAAAAGTTCCTAAGCCCCATGTCCACAAACTGTTGTCGCCCTTTAATGCAAATGAAGGACTCCAAGTCGTGCTAATATCAGTCCAAGCATTGCTGGCACCAATCTGAACCCAACTACTAAAATTATTAACTATGCCAATTCCAAGCTGATATTGACTATTAAAACCTGTACCCCAAATTGTTCCGTCAGTCTTAAGAGCTATGCTATAATTTTGACCACAATTAATCTTGAACCAGTTGTTTGCTGTTCCTACTTGTGTAAAGGAAGAGCGATTATTTAAATCACCAAGTCCTAATTGACCATTAGTGTTTTCACCACAGGCATATAAAGTACCATTTTGTTTAATTGCAAATACAGTACCATTGCTAAAGTTAAATCCTGCTGCGTTTGCTGATGTTGACCAGTCAGTAGAACTGCCTACTTGAACAGGACTGCTTCTGTCAATTTGATCATTTTGACCAAGAGCACCATAACTATTTTTGCCCCATGTCCAAAGCGTTCCATTAGTCTTAACTGCAACACTTGTATCATTAATGTCTGTAGTTGCCCAATCAGTGGCAGCGCCAATCTGAATAGGACTACTTCTGTCAATCTTAGTGCCATCACCAATAGAACCATATTGATTTGATCCCCATGCCCATAGTTTTCCTAAATTGTCTACATAACCAAAAGTGTTATAACCAGCAGGAGCATATTCATAAATCTTAGTGTCTACATAAAGTGGAACATCACTGTTAATAACGGAATTATTGCCAAATTGACCATTGGTGTTATCGCCTCCAACCCATCTTTCCGAAACAATAAATGGAACATCTGTTGCTGTTGGATAAGGTGTGCTAGTCGGTGAATTGGTTGGTGAAGGCGTAGGTGTCGCCGATCCCGAAGGAGATGGGCTAGGTGTGGGACTGTTGGTCACACTAGGCGACGGTGTTGGCGTAGCTGTAGTGCTTGCAGAAGGACTGGGTGTCGGCGATAATGTTACACTCGGAGTCGGAGTGGGGGTAAGTACATACCAGAAAATATTTAGATTTACAATTCCTGCAGGTTCTGTGTAAGCAAGCGGGTTATTTAAAGTTAATGAAGGTTGGAAACCACTAACAGTATAAGCATCTTGTCTAGAACCACTAGCATTACGGAATAATGCCACGCCTCTTGCAAATTGATAATTATAATTACCTACATTGTTACTTTGAATATTGCCAATACTATATTGGAAATTAATATAACCATCTGCCAAAACGTTTAATTGAGTTAATATGTTGAATGCATCAGAATAATTTAGATTCTGTATATTCCATCCGTTTGTAATTGGTGTCCATTGATAGTATGGATTAGCGTTCGTTGCCTTCAAGTTTCCGCTAATAAGCTCCGCAATTGGAGTCATAGAAGGCGTAGGCGAAGGACTTGGTGACGGACTGGTAGTTGGAGTCGGCGTAACACTGAAGCTAGGTGTTGGAGACGGAGATCCAGAAGGACTGGGGCTAGGCGTTGGGCTAGCAGTTGTAGATGCCGATGGGCTCGGAGTCGGTGAATCTGTAGGTGTTGGAGTCGGTGAATTAGATACAGAAGGCGTTGGCGAAGCTGTTGTAGACGCCGAAGGTGAAGGCGTTGGTGAAGCTGTTGTAGTCGGAGTCGGGCTATCTGTAGGCGTAGGGGTCGGTGAATTGGATACAGATGGCGTAGGACTGGCTGTAGTGCTTGCAGATGGACTTGGGGTCGGACTTGCCGTCACCGTTGCTGTAGGCGTATTTGTGGGGCTTTCCGTCGGGGTTGGCGACGGGCTCTTAGATGGACTTGGCGTAGGTGTTGAACTATTTGAAGGACTTGGCGAAGGTGTAGCTGTAGCGGATTCACTAGGTGTAGGACTGGGCGACCTTGTTGGGGATGGCGTAGGCGTAGCGGTCTGTGTTGGAGTTGGACTGGGTGTAAATGTAACCGTAGGTGTAGGACTTAAAATTGGACCAACATTTAAAGTACATGGAAGTTGGGCTATATTGCCAGTTGAATCAATTACTTGAACAACAAATGAATAACTACCCGGTTGAGTGGGAGTGCCTGATAAAACGCCTGTTATTGGATCTAAATATAATTCACTCAAGGCAACTCCCCACTAACAATGCTCCAAGTTAAAGTGCCAACGCCACCAGTTGACACAAATGTATAAGAGTAGGGAACATTGGGAACAGCTTGAGGTAAATTGCCATCATTGGTAATTCTTAATAGTTCTAAAGGATACTGTCTATCCGTGACACCTTCTCCCGCCCTACTTTCACAATATATACGCAATAAATTACCAAAATATATATTCTCAACTTGACTTACATACCAAATTTGATTTGAACTATCCACAATTCTGCAATTCATTTGTGGAAATTCTATTGCAGGATCCCATTCACTAATCGCTACCATAAAATGGCATCTAGTGCGCTGACCATAAGTTCCGCTACCAATATCATTGACTTCATCAGTAGATACAGGCCTTCTAAATGCCCAGTCGTAGGAATAAACCTGACCATTAGTGTTATGGAAGGTTAGAGTTTCAACATTTGCCCACCAACGATATGTAGTAGCAAAATTAAATACTGGATTGGCTGTTGGCATAATTTTTTTACATCATAACGCTGGTTCTTTGGACTGGATCAAAAGCACAAATTAAAAGATTAATTTGTGATATTTTGTCCATCAATTCTTTACGCCATTCAGTGGGATGTATTGTCACTCCATCCACTGTTGAATCAGGGATTGGATTAAGACTATCTTGCACTAAAGCTTGCAAATAGCCATCTCGTATTTTTATCAATTGTTCAATAGGTGTGGCCATAAGATTCTCCTACCCATAAATGACAATTAAGGCATAGGCAAAACTCCGTTAATTATATTTTTGACTTGAGCAATATATGCATCCAATATATTATGACTGACTTTCCTACACCCTTCTCTACAATTTATAATTGCATCTAAAGGTCTTAAATTTGTGTAATGATTTAGTAATATTTTTTCCTCTATTGTTCTTGCATTGCCTAATGAAATAATATGGTCTAAATTCCAAGTTTTTTCTAATTCAAATGTAGCTTTACTTTTATTTTCCCAATTCATCCATGGCTCAAACTGTTTTTCTATATGTAATTTAAATTCTTCAATTGTGCATCCTAAAATTTGCACTGATTTATTATTTTTATTTTTTTTTAAACTATCATTAATTAAATTTCTTATATCCAAATTTAATTTTCTCAATTGATTTTGTTTTAATTTTTCATAATAAATTTTATTATAATTTTCAATTTTTTGTCTATATTCTTTGTTTTTATTTATAATAATTGTTCTATTATTTTCATAATATTTTTTGTTTTTATTTTTGACTTTGTTTGCATTATTCAATTTATAAAGTTTGTTTTTTAGCAATCTTTCTTTTGTGTTTTTTGCATATGCATTATAATTGTAAATTTTTATTTTTTCGCTATTGGCATCACGCCAATTTTTGTGATCATGTGTAATTTTTTCTTTATTATTTTGACGCCAAAGTTGCATATATTCTGCTTGTTTTTCTTTACTTTTAAAACCCATATCATTTCTCCTGTTTTATTCTACGAAAAAACCCACCCTGAAAATCAAGGTGGGTTAATTAGATTCTTTAAATTTAAGCTCTTTCCATTTCTTCCCATCTAGATTGCGCATCTTCGTATTTTGCGCTACTGATATCACTGTACACATCTTCAATTTTTTCAAACCAGCTGGACAAGATTTGTTTTTTGGTTTTTTCCATAATTTTTAGTTTGTCCGAATCAACTCGCCAAGTCGAATAATATTGGATCGCATGAATGGTTTCATATGCCTGCCAAGCGCCATGATGACTGCTAAAATCCAATTGACATAGTTCATCGGTGCAGGTTTTTATTAATTTGAATTGTGCTGCTTTCCAAAAGGAATCCTTGTGAAAACTAATTTCTAATTTTGGCAGTTTTCTCAGTATTTTTTTGCAAGGACCTTTATAGTCTGAACCTAAAGCCACAACCATGCCTACAAATGCTTCTTTTTCGCCTCTGGGCAAGCTAACAAGGTCACCAATCTCCACAGCGATGTCGGTACTATAGGTGTAGCGACTGTTAGCATTTAGAGGCTCGACAATTATTTTTTTGGAAGAAACGGCAGGTTTGCCAACCAAGCCCATGGTCACTGTGACGCTGTATGATTCAAACATTCCATGGCCCTCATCAGGGAAACATCCCCCTTAAACACTTCTTGCGTTTAAGGGGGCCAGTCACCTAGAACTTCCTGTTCTGCATGTCAGTGTAGCATGCCTTGTGCAGTTGTCAACAAAAAAATCCCACCTTGCTAAAACAAGATGGGATCGGAGGCACTCAGAGGAGTTTTTTAATTAACCAATTTTTTCAATGCTGTGTTTGTTAGCTGTTGCTAACACACCAGTAAATTTATCATACAAGGCTTTTGCATTAACACTATCAGTTGCTTGTATTTCCATTGGGGGCAAGCCCGGCAAGGATACTCTAAAAGTGCCTGCAGTATCATTGTCACCACTTTTTAATGCAGTGGGCAATGCATTTACATTTTCAATTAAATTATCAAATTCATTATTTTTCTTAGCCATCTTAATCACCTCTTAAATATATATAAGTAATCCCCCAAAATTCTATCAGGAATTCTGGGGGATTGGTCAACCTCGGGAGAAGATTGTTTGGTTAGGATACAGCGCCGTACGCTACATAGCGGGGATCCATAATACCTGCCTTGGACATGGTCACAGCACGATAAGTAGCAATGATATCGTTTTGGATAGACCAAGTAGAAGGTTGAGGCAATGTATCGACGGTGAGCGGACGGAAGGTCCTCATCGTGAAGGCTTTCTTAAAATCGCCTAGAATCATGAAGTTTGCGCCATCAGCGTAAGGAACGCTATTGCTGTTAAGAACATTCTGGGTCCAGATATCGCTTAGGATTTGATACTCAGAGCTAACCAATGGGTTAGAAGCATAAGTATCGAATCTGTTAACTGCTGGATCATAGTTGCCATAACGAACGTTTTGGGCTCCAATGATAGAACGCACTTTATAGAGCGCCTGAGGAACAACCAAAATTTGCTTGTTGTCAAGCAATTGAATTGGCAATCCACTCACTGGATCAAGTTGATTGAGGATGGTCTGCTCAAGTTGGTTAACAGCTTGAAGTGAATCAATGCTAAAACCAGTAACCTTGTTTACAAACGGAGCGTTTGGAGTTGCTGCAGTGTAGTAGGTATTGAGGTTAGTCTCATTAAAGATATAAGACTGATCATATCCCAAAACTACATTTAGAATATCATAAATCTGATTGACTCTAACCATTTGGCCTATCATTTGAGCTTGCTGAGTAAGTTCATAGGTCTTATCAGTATATACTGCTTCATATGATAGATTCATGAGACTTCCCCACTTCTTAATGGCGGGTAATCTCACGCTTTGACTTTTCACTAGATTAGAAGGAAAAGTAGCGCCTTCGTCAACAGACTCACCGATATTATAAGGAGAAGAATAGTATCCTACTACCTCACTACCGATGTTCATGTTTGACACACCGATTTCGGTGACCAAGTCAAAAGCTACGGACTTTTGTAGTTCATAAGCTTTCTTGATAATTGATAGGTAGAGCTGACCAAGAATACCGACAGAGACAGCGTTTGAGGCGCTGACAGATTCGGGGCCTTCGGTTAGTCTACGGGTGGCAAACTGTTCTGCCCAATCTGGACCATGAAAGGTCTCCATTAGGCGTCTAACAGACCAGCCTTTGGTGACATCTAGTTTGTTCTCTGAAATGGCGTCGGTTAGGCAAGCTAAAGTTTGCTCTCTGCCCGAACTTTCCATTACTTTCTTTAATTGTAATTCGAATGACATTTGTATAATCTCCTTGTATAATTAGCGGGCAAAAGGCACAACTGTAGGTAGCAATCTGAACGTGGCAGTAGTCAAACTAGTGCCGGGTTCAACGACAACACCTACGGCAGCGGCCTTGGTGGCGACTTTGACAACAATTTGAGATAGGAGGTTGTTGCTAGAAGGATTCTTAGCAAGACCTAAAAAGTCTCCAATTTTTAGGGTGGTAACGGTCTGCAATGGTGCATTGTAGGTGCCGCTGGTGGAAACAACAATTGATTCTACGTTGCCGTTGCCATAAACCTGAACATCGCCAAGTCTTTTATACTGTGGAATGTGACCGGCAAAAGCTGTTGCAAAATCAGTCTGGGTTGTGACCAAATCAGTATCCCAAGTAAAATCTGCACCTGAAACAACAAGGCCTGCAGCATCAAATGCGGCTAGATCACCAATGTTGTATTCGAGGGCAGGATCAAAAGGTGCGGAGATCGGATTTGACTCCTCACGAATATAGATACACTGTTGAACTGCCATTATTTAGCTCCTTAATTTCTTAACTAGTTCATCTACTGTTAGGGTTCTGTGGCCTGAGGCAACTTCGCCGCTAAAAGATATGGGTGTTCTTGTGCCGGTAGCAATGTTCTTCCTATCCGTCACTAGATGTTCCCATTTTGATTCATTCACAGAAACCAACACATCGATGAAGGCTTCTGTTATTAACTTCTCATTCAATCCCGATTTGACACAGAATTCTTTAGCTTTACCCAAAGCCTTCTGTTGTGCTTCTTTAATTCTGTAGGACTCTAGTTCCTCAAGAATCATTTTGAAACCTGTTTTATTAGTTTTCTTAAGTGACTCTTCAGCTTTAACCTTATCATCCTCATCGGATTCATCTAAACCCATAACATCGGATGTAAGGCCTTCCTTTTTCGTTTCCTTGTCGCACATCTCAGTCTTTTTGCAAAGACCCATGACGGCTTCAATTTTTTCCTTGACATCAATATCAGCGCCAAGAACTGCTTCTAGAGCTTCTTTAAGATCTGCATTATAAGCTTCAAGTGTTTCATACTTTTTGCTTTTCAATGCTTCCAATCTTGATTTGTGGGGAAGGTCTTTATCATCATCTAAAGCTTCCTTCATATCCTTATCATCACACATTGCTTCCATGTGATGAACTGGAACCTTGTTAGACTCAACGGTAGTATGGGGCATGTCACTAACAAGTTCCACACCTCCACTAGCATCTTTTTTCTTCATTACACTCTCCAAAATTTGGGTATAAGACTCAAATATATTCCTGTTAGTAGCTGGCACACAAACAACATCAGTGCTCTCAACTTCTTCAATACTCTGCACTGTCTCAGTGCCATCTCTTTCCATCTTTGTTCTACATAATGCCGCATGGCTTAAACCAAGAGCATCAGGTTGGGTTTCAACAAAATACTTGAATGCAGCTGCATAAGGATGAGCAGGGTTATACATCAAGTCACCCCTAATACCATCCTCTTCCAACCTTACATTCTTAATCTGTCCAAACCTATCTAATACAGACCTTATTTCATTAGGCTTATGATCCAAGTTGACCACACAGCCCTCATATTTTTCTAGCGCATTCCTCATTGTACTCAATGGGTATATTCTGCCATTCTTACTGTATATACCAAGAACCTTTACGTTCTTAATTACATTGTCTTGAATATTGGCTGATTCAAGCAATTCTACAGATTCAGTGATAGTTTTATTTTTTCTCATACCTATTACATATATGACATTATGTCAACTTATTTTTGAAATCTAATAACAATTCATCATAAAATTCATTAGTTATTTTATATTTTTTGGTAATTTCGCTTTTTTTATAATTCTGTATTACCATAATTAATATGTCAATCTCAAGTATAGTATAGTGAAAATTGATATGGTCTTGCAGCAATATAACAAATTCTTCTGTTTCATTTTGCTTGTCTTCTATCTTTTCTGGTATATCCAAAAGCAAAATTTTTCTTTCGTGTTGCAATCTTTTTGTGCCAATTAAACTTCTATAAATCCTTCCAAATATATATAATCGAGCAAAAGCGCCTAACGATACATTTTTAGATGGATCAAACCTTTTTTTAGCCATTAACAAACCATACCAGCCTTCTTGTATAGCATCTTCAAGTTCAATGCTTGAATTCATTTTTGAAAAATAAGATGCTATGTTTTTGACCAGTGGTTCATATTTCAAAATTTCATCATTTTGGTTTGATGGATCTTGTTTTAACGGACTTTTTTTCTGCGGGTTTTTTTTCTGGGATTTGTTGTTCGGCATTATCCTCCACAGGTTCTGTAAACAATTCATTTATAATGTCATCAGGCAATACAGGATGGTATTGCTTCATTAGTTTTTTACCCGCTTCTGGTGTCACTCCAACTGCCTTAATTGCCGCCACACTTTTCAAAATGTTTTCTAATCCATCATCATTCTGACTTTGCTTTTTCTGCTCATCATATTCCATACCTTGTTCAGCTGCTATTGTATTGCTGCTCTTAATTCCCATATCCCAATAAATCTTATTAGTCTGCGCTTCCTCATATGGTTCCCTCGTAATTAAACTAGGACCAGTAGGAACGATTTTTAAATCGCTAAGAGCATTGGTAGGCAACAATCCCTTTTTAACAGCTGTGGTTATTTGCTTCCATAACAAACTTTGGTGAGGCTTGGTTCTCTTAGAAGCAAAGAAGTCGCCAACACGTTTTTGATATAAGCTAAAAGTCCTATAACTTGGACTCTCAGCCACCAAGTGACTAGCATATGCAGAACTTTCCAACTTTTGTGTCAAGTGCGCCTCAGAAATACCAAAATTGGCTGCAATGGCTCTTAGATTAACCAACAATGTAATCTCAGCCTCAGCACTATCTAAATTCTGTTGTGGGAATTCATACTCGACGTTTGCACTGCTGGTAAGAATACTACTGTTAGGCAATGTTTCAATGTTTAAAGGTTGTTGACCCGGTGCTGGATTTGTCACAGTTACATTCGTTGTCTTTGCCAATAAAGCATCTATTCCCTCAGGCGGAGCATTATCAATTTTACGAATCATACTTACTTTTGATCTGCTAATTGCCAAGCTAACCATACTATTCAAAATCTGCTCAGCATTCATAAAGTTTTGATACACAGGGAAGAATAGACTAATGCCTCTTTTTGAATTACTATAAGTTCCGGCTTTATCATAATTAATATCATCAGCTGGCACTAAAGATGGCAGATAGGAAACACCTGTATCACTAAGTTTGTCACAAATCCAGTAGCCGACTACATCGTGCAAATCGTCTTTTCTACAAGCAATGCCAAAAGACATATCAGGATCATTAGTATCACTTGGGGGCAAAATAAGATCGTTTTCTACCCACCTTAAATCTAAAAGACCATCTGAGTTCTCAAATATCCTACAACAAGCTTCACCTTCTACTACAATTCTATATATGTATTCTAATTCCATCTGTTGGAAATTATTTTTTTCTACACATAAATCAACAAGCTCTTGAGCAAGTGAAACTAATTTTGAATTAACGCCATCTTTGGTAGGTGTGACTTTATATTTAAAACCTTCGCCAACACAGAAATCTTGAAAAATAGTAATGACAGCTTGGGCAAATTCATTGTATGCATAAATATTTCTGGCTTGTTCTCTGACCTGTTTAAGCTGCCAGTTGGTTAAATAAACCTGTTTATAATAACCTGAAAGATTGTTGTATTGAGCTGCAGTAGAATATGGGTTTACACCTGAAGCATTGCCCATATAACCATATGGCCAATAACCTGAAGTGAAACTCTGAAGGCTATATGGAAAAAAGTCCATACCCTGACCAGCAGTAGGACCGGGTATTACAAAGTTTTCTTTTACAAATTTTTTGGCCATAATTATATACCTACCTAGTTGTTAAATGACTATTTCTCATCCTCTTTAGTCGATAACATAATTAACTTTGCACCGGCCAATATCCAAACCATACTGCAACACATAATAATATTAAATTTGACTATATCCCATACTTGATCAGCAAACCATCTAGCTAAGTCGGTTTCCATGCTATAATTCCCCAATTTGTTAATACTTCACCATCTTTTTCATTCCACCATTCCCTCATAAACTGTTTGCAACGTATCTTGCATTCACCTTGAACGGGACAGTTGTAATATATAGAATAATCTGCTACATATTTAGCAACTACATAATGGTCTTTTTGTAAACATATAATGGGAACTTTATAATCCATGAAGTGTTTAAGATGAGCATAATTTAAATTGCCAGCAATAACATGCATGCCTTTTTCTCTCAAGAAACTTTCAATAGTTCTAACTTGCACACCATCTATGCTATTGCTCAAGCTTTCTAAGCCTCTTTTATTAATCTTGAAGTATTCCAATACCATTTCAACACAAGCAACGCCACAATCTGTACTTTTTTTCTGCAATATAGAAGGTAAATTATATTTCTTCATGATTCCCCTATATATAGATTAGCGTTTGAAATGACTTTCAAAAACGGGTTTTTCAATTAAACATGCCAAGCCAAAAGAATCACCGAAATCTGGTGAACGACCTAAACGTTTTATAATTTTTTCTTTAGATTCTAAAATTATTTGAGATTTATTGTTTACCTCAAAACAAGGCATTCGTAATTCCTGCAGCAATAATTCTTGTTGTTGTTTTGGCAACATAGCGATACTTAATGCTTTTTTTCGGGCTAAATCCCTTGCTCTCACCCATATTTCTGAACGCTTTCCTTGTACGTATGCTTCAATATCTTCAGACGCCTTCTTATTATTAATAACCTCAATAAAGTTATATTTATCGTTTTTAGTTCCAGCCAAGTCAATAACTCCTGCTCCAAGACCTGATCCATCAATATTGCATGGAATATTGTATGGAGATAGGGTTTTTGTGCCGTATTTTCTGCATAATTCTTTTATTTTTTCAGCTGATTGGACTATAGAAAAGCCTTTATAAGCTTGAACTTCTACTATGTTGGGCCCCCTACGTACCACAAATACAGTGCTACAGCTACCATAACGGGCAATATCAGCGCCAATAGTAACAAGGTAGTCTTTGTGATCGGGAATAGGGAGTAAAAGGTTTGCAAGGTCTTGTTCTGAGTAGAGTGAGAAATCGGATTGACTGGGGTATTTGCCTCTAATTTGGACATCAAAAATCGGATTCTCGCTGATATAATTCTTGCCCTCAAACTGAAAAGCCTTGTCGATTTCATGGGAATCGGCGGGTCTACAGTCAAGTTTAAGTCTTTCTTTGACCGTATTATACGTAATGGCACCCTCAATGACTTCTCGCTTTTCAACGATATTTGGGTGCGTAAGTGCCGACATGCTGACAATGTTATATTTACCAGTTAGGGCCTCCAAATACATAGGAGATGACTTGTTATATGGATTGCCAATGGCTAAAAAGTAATGGTTCTTTTTGCCTGACTCAAACATGCTATGGGCTCTATCCCAAAATATTTGATCAACACTGGCACATTCATCAAAAATGATTAATATACCGCCTTTGGAGTGTTTTCCCTGAAAAGCATCACCAGAGTTGGTCGCATAACCATTTACCCACCAGCCTGAATTTTTAAACAAGCTATTGGCTTTGGGAGCGAAGTCCTTGCAATTAGGCATTATTCTCCGCATTTCCTTAAATATAATTTCGGAAATTTGGCGGTTAACAGGTGCCGTTATTAATCCAATTGAGTCAGGATGTGTATCATAAAACCAACAGGCTAATAAAGCAGCAAGTAGAGACTTGCCCACTGAGTGAGCACTCTCTACTATTGTTGGTCTGTTAGTCAGGACGTTTTCTAAAACACGTATTTGGTCAAGGGTAAGGGTAATACCCCTGAATTTTGCATACTCAATTATGTTAGATGGGACTGCTTGTTTCTGTGTACGGGTTTTCTGGAGGGAGCAAGCAATTTGTGTCAATCGTTCTGCCTGTTTGATTAGCTTCAAGTAACTCATGAATTATATTTTTCAGTTGTTTCATTTGCTTCTGCACAATTTGGAACTCCCATCTATGAACGGCAATGTTCCAGTGCTTAAACTTACGCTCTAAATACCAAGCCTTCCACTTTTCATCCTTGCTGTTAACAAGACTGTTAACACATGCACTTTCAACAAAAGCTTCAGCTTCAATTACCTTTTTTGCAAAAACTTGATATTCAGGTCTTGGGTCTTTCATCCACCTGACTAAAGCTTTGTCGTTAATACCAGCTTCTTTACAGGCTGTGATTCTAAAATTGCCTTTACGAATACTGTTAAGAATTACAGTTTGCGTATCAGCGTTAAATTTACAATTGTGCTTACTCATAATCGTCTATATCCTCATCTTCGATATCTAAAGCCATCAAATCATCAATATGTTTTTGTCTGTCGTAAATATCAAAAAGAATGTTCGCCAAATTAATTGCTGCGTTGCCTTTAATTAATGGATCGTTATTAGCGTTAATAATTCCAATTAGAGCTTCCAAGCTTACTTTCATTGCATCATGAATGTCGCTGTCTCTGAATTGCATGTTTATCCGTTGAATACAAAAATTGATATATGACCACCAACATTGGCTGCACCACTGAGATTTAAAATTAAATCATCATTGGACTGCACTGTCTTAAACAAGCCAATAGGAGAACCAACACCACCAGATAGGAAATTACTAGTAGTTGCAATGCCACCTGAAGCCAATATAGGCATCGGGCCAGTCAAATCAGTAGTATTACTCTTAAACTTAATCGTAATATTGGCATCAGTCAAAAGCGTATAACTAACCACCATAAAACACATGTTGGGATAAACGGAACCAGCTAGGATAACATTGTCTCCAGAAGCGGTAGCGAATATAGGCAAGTATTTCATCATGTCAGTTTTTCTCCTACTTTATATATGACGTTTAATCAATTTCTGTAATTTTTAAATCAATATTTCTGGTTGTTAAATTGCTAATTTCAATTTTGGAATTATCAATGAATAAAGGTTGCATAACATCATGCACCAAACTTTTAACTCTACATCCAGAGTCTTCATAAATTACAGTAACGTAATTTCCCATAAATTCTGGTATGTTTAATCCAAGTGTCATAGGATATGGAGCAGGATCTAGACTATTGTAATGCACTGCAAGGTAACTTTTTGTGTCCTCTTTGCCTAACAGCTTAATTGAACAACTTGTAAACCCAGTTCCTTTATCGTCTAACACCCATTTCCACCCAGCGTTATTAGCTGGAATAAACATCTTATTCTTTTTCAATGGCAGAAAAAAAACATGCGAAAACCATATAAATTTCGCAAGAACATCCGTAATTTGAATGCTAATTTTGTCTTTGTAGACTACATTTTCATTATATTTTACGTTTAATGCTTCCATAATTTTATATAGTTTTAGGCATTGAATTTCTGAACATACTTTTGTCGTTCCAAAATTTTGCTTACGATTTGATTGCGTGTTTGCGCTTCTGGTGGTAAAGTATAACACAAAACGCCTTCCAACCCAAGAACCAAATTGTAAAAATCCATAAAACCAGAGTTTTTAATATCGGCTTGCGCTGAATCACCAGTAAAAATAGTTTTGCATTTCTTGCCATGCCTTGTTGCAACAGTCATCATTTGATGAAAAGTTGCATTATTCATTTCATCAGCAATTACATAACAATCATTGAACGTACGACCACGAAGCATTCCTAAAGGTTCAAATCTTAATGCTTCTTGCACTCTTTTATGATCTTGTCCTTTTAAAGGACATGTTTGTTCAATGTTATCCAGCAACGGCAAAAGCCACGGGTGTAATTTATCCGATAAAGTGCCGGGAATAAAACCATGCTCATCACCACCTGTATGAATGCATGGTCTAGTCATATGAATTTTATGAATTCTTCTAGATAATAAAGCTTGAATGGCAGCTGTAATTGCAATAAATGATTTAGAAGTTCCTGCTTCACCAGCTATAACTATGATCTCATTTTTTGGATTTTGTATTTGTATAAACAAATCTTTTTGAAAATCATTTAAAAAACTAAAATTAAATTTTCCATTTTGGTCAGGCAAACAAGCATCAGGTGGTTGTAATTCGTTTGTAATTTTATTTTTACGGCTCATATTACCTTTATTCTGTTAAATTGCAGGCAAATCTTCTTTTCTGCAAGAACCGGGACTATATGGTTCTTTTCCCGCCACCGGCTCATAACCTTTCCAACATCTTTCTTCTTTTCTAGCAGTACTATCTACAAAATTCTTCAGTTTGTAAAGAGTTTTGAACAACATAAATATCATAGCCTCAATTTCATTAACAAAAAAGCCGTAAGTTTCCATGTCTCCAGCCATTTCACCCTTCGCCGTCATCAATATTCCAACATAATCCATCACACAATCTATAGAATTTGTTTTTGGTTCTGCATGCACAATGTCAAAATCAATGTCCCCATCAAAACCTTGCCAAGCCTCTAAAAAACTGTCAAGCCACTTCAATTGAAATTTATAAAGTTCTTCCAGTGCTATATGCTCAGGATACGATTTAGTCTTGAGATGAAGCATATGCAATTCATCTCTAAAGGCAAAACTTTTTGAAGCAAATTCTGTTATTTCCATGTCTACCTTTTAAATGACTTAAGTGGGTGTCGGTGTGGGGAATCCAGCTTGAACTCCTTGAGCTGACATACTATTTGAACCCGGTACCTGTTCACTAAACCTGAGCCAAGTCTTAGTGTTATCTATCATAACCGGGCTGCTTTGGGCAGTAGCAAAAGTATTCAATGAAAGATTAGCATTCAAAGCTCCTACAGCCCACAATGTGTTGTCGGATTTAATCATAAATACTGTAGTTGCACATGGCTTTACATCAATCCAAGGACCACCAATCATTTGCACCCAACTTGATTTGCTGATAACAGTCCCATCTCCAATTGTTCCACTTGTATTTGATCCCGTTGACCAAATGTTCCCAGCATTATCAAGAATAAATGTAATTGTTGAACCACCTGCAATCTTCTGGATGGTATATGCACCACCAATTTGAATAGGTGAAGAAGCAGGAATAACATTATTTAAACCAAATTGACCAGTGCTATTACTGCCACAAGTCCAATAAGTATTATTATTCTTCTTGGCAATAAAGTTAACAGTTCCTACTGTAACATCTACCCAGTTTGTATCAGCACCAATTTGAACAAATTGAGAACGATTTATAAGGTCACTTTTACCTAATTGACCTTGTCCATTAAACCCACAAGACCACAATCTACCAGAACTATCAAGAGCTACTTGGCAGTTTGAGAATCCAAAAGATTCTACCCAATCAGTTTTGCCAAGTGATTCTTGAACAGGACTACTAGCATTAATTATTGTATTATTTGCAAGTCCACCATTTGCACCTTGACCAGCACTCCACAATGTTCCGTTAGGGAAGATTCTGGTTTGAACGTTTGATATGCCAAAAGATGCAAAATTAGCACCAGTTATTTGAACTTGACTGCTCTGATTTACTGTTGAATTTATGCCCAACCTACCGTATGAGTTTAACCCTGCTTGCCATAAAGTGCTGTCTTGTTTTCTAAATAGACCGTTGTTTCCTATTGCCACATCAGCATAAACACTAGATGGATAGAAATTATTCAATGCATTTATATTAACGGCAAGTCCGTTGCCCATTTGACCATTTGTTCCTACACCCCAACCCCACCAATTTAAGACTTCAGGGGTTGCAGAAGGAGTTGGTGTAGGAGTAGGACTTGCTGTTGCTGTTGGTGTTGGCTGAGGTAGTCCATTTGCATATGCAAATGTTTGGGGTTGGAATGTTCCTCTGATCGAATTGAAATATTGCCAGCTGAATGTATTGTCTAACATTATAGGACTGGAAACATTCACAAGTGATGCATTTAATAATGGAGAACCACCACTGCCAACTCCCCATAAAGTATTATCAGTCTTTATAAACAATATATTGCTTCCATTAGCACAGGCATCTAGAACACCAGATGCTATTTGTGTATAGGAACTTCTAGGTGTAATATCATTTAGTCCTAATTGTTGTTGTCCAGTTCCCCATAAATTGCCACTCGTATCAAGCAGAATTATTCCACCCGAGCTACCAACAATTTTACTTATAGTTTTATCCGATACTACTTGAACAGGACTGCTCTTGCTTATATTGGTTCCATCACCAATTTGACCTAATGTATTGAGTCCCCAAACATAAACAGAACCATTAGTTTTAAGGGCAGCAGAAAATGCATTACTTACAAAAGTACTAGACCAATCTGTTCCTGCACCTATTTGTGTAAATGTAGATTTTGCTACATTTAAAGTATTTAATCCTTGATTGCCACTTGAGTCAGAACCAACTGTCCACAATTTGCCAGCACTATCAATTGCTAATTGTGATGCACTTCCAATAAAATGAGTCACCCAATCTGTTTTACCTAAAATTTCTTGAACAGGAGTGCTTGTATTCAAATTTGTAAGATTTATGGCTGCAGATCCTTGACCGGCAGCACCCCAAGTCCACAATGTTCCATCGGCTTTAATACCACTAGACATGTTGACATTACTTATTGCTCTTGTCCACGAACCTGTTGCTTGAACCATGCTTGAACGAGGTATTACATCTCCTAATCCTAATTGAGCAGATGTATTGCTACCACAAACCCACAAAGTGTTGTCTGCTTTTAAACCAAAGAATGCAGTTCCAATAGCTATTTGTGTGAAATCTGATGGTTGTGGATTGTAAAGTCCAGTAACTTGGTTTGTATTACCTATCGATAGAGAACCACCTGTGTTTGATCCCCAACCCCACCAAGCACTAACTGTGCCAATTGTAGGACTTGGGGTAGGAGTTGCAGGTGCTTCTGAGGCACTTGGAGTCGGACTAGGTGTTTCACTGGCACTCGGACTTGGTGTTGGACTTGCTGTTGCTGGTGCAACACTCGGACTTGGTGTTGGACTAGCCGTTGCTGGCCCAATAGTTGGCTGAGGTGTAGGTCCCGGATTTGTCCACTTGCATTGTAGATAATCAGACACTTGTGTAACTTCTGCTGCACTTAGCTCTCTGTCGTATACTATAACTTCAAGAACCTTAGTGTTGGCTGGTTCATTAGCATTTGCACCTGCACCACCAAAGCAAACCTGTGCCCAGTTGCTTGTGCTGGTTGGGGTACCACTAGTTCTATCTGTGCCATCAACATAATACTTAATTGCATTGGCAGCAGACTTAGTCATGATGCCGTTGTGCTTGCCGGTTCCTGATTGATAACCAGAAACTATAGATGCTCCATAGAAGCAACCAATAGGAGTAGGTCCACCATATTGATTCAAACTGATAAGTGCATTAATTGAACTAGATTGAACTGTTCTGTGACTTGGACTAATTGAGGCTGGTGCATCTTCCATAACCACTATTGTACAAGCCCCAGAAAGGCTATAAGCACCATTAGTTGTCATGCCATCAGCATTTGCCCCAGCTGTATTGTCAAATAGAACGTAACTTCCAGCAACAGTGCCATCTGAGAACCAAGTGGGTTGTTTCACACTTGTTGCCTGTTGCATACCAGTCCATGTAGCATTCGTTGTGCTATTGCCCCAGCTAGATACTTGAACACCATTGGTAGGAGTGCCACCATTGATCTTGCTTGTATCACTTGCATCAAACCAACCTACCATTCCACTTGTCACAGGCAATGGCACTGGTGTGCATGTTGCCGTAGGAGATGGAGTAGGACTTGGTGATGGACTTGGTGTTGGTGAAGGTGTAAATGTCGGTGTTAAAGTCGGTGATTCACTAGGACTTGGAGATGGTGTAGGACTTTCCGTTGGAGTTGGGGAAGGACTCTCACTAGGACTTGGAGTCGGACTTTCCGTAGGTGAAGGTGTAGGACTTTCACTAGGGCTAGGAGATGGTGTAGGACTTTCCGTTGGAGTCGGTGTAGGACTCTCACTAGGACTTGGTGTTGGGCTCAGAGTAACTGTCGGGGTTGGAACATTGGCTTGTCTGAAAGCAAACACACCCGATTGAACACAATCTAAGTCAATCCAATAGTTATCAGCAATTACTGTTTGAACCATGCTGCTTTTATTTAAAGCAAGACTAATTCCTAACATTCCTGTTCCAGCAAGACCACATCCCCATAATGTTCCATCAGTTTTAACACCAATAATAACACTTCCTCTACTCCTAGCAATTCTCCAGCTGCCAGCTATTTGAACAGGACTTGAACGGGATATGATATCATTTTGACCCAGTTGACCCGAACTGTTAAAACCCCAAACCCATAATTCATTGAGTGTGTTTAAAGCACAAACACTGCTTTGCATAGTGCCTTCAACCCAATTGTTTGCTGTGCCAATTTGTGTCCAAGAAGACCTATTTATAGTATCTCCTAGACCCAATTGACCAACGGAATTGGTTCCAGTTGACCACATAGTGCCATCGGTTTTAAATGCTAAGAAGTTTGCTCCACCCCAGTTAGTCACAATTTTCCAGTTAGTATCAGTTCCATATTGTGTGAAACTGCTGTATGAAACTTGTAGGGCAGATCCAAAGCTGCCAGACAACCATAATGTTCCGTCATTCTTAACTAAAGTCGTGCCTATATTACTGGGAGCTTGTCCTATGTTTGTCCAACCAGTTTCAGTGACTAATTGTATTGGGCTACTAATTGTATCAAAAATTGATATAATATTACCCAATGCAGATGAACCATTACTGCCCCATCCCCACAAAGTTCCATCTTTCTTGATAGCCAAACTATTTGTATTACCAATAAGTATTTGACTCCAATTATTCTCAGTTCCTAATTGGACAGGACTAGAATAATTAATTACATTATTTAAACCTAAACTGCCTTGAGTATTATTGCCCCAAACCCATGCTGTTCCATCTGATTTAACAATGCCTGCATTACTTCCAGCAACACTATACGGTGGATTTACTCCAACATATTCACTACTTTGTGATTGGAATGTAGGAGTAAAACGAGTTATTGTATCATTTAAACCTAACTGACCATTTGCATTACTGCCCCATGCATACAAGTCGATCAGAGTTGTAGGACTTGGACTTGGTGTTGGAGTAGGACTCTCAGAAGGACTTGGTGAAGGAGTCGGACTTGGTGATTCACTAGGTGAAGGAGTCGGACTTGGTGATTCACTTGGTGAAGGACTTGGAGTAGGACTTTCAGTCACAGTAGGACTTAATGTTGTCGTTGGAATAGGACTTTCACTAGGACTTGGTGTAGGTGTCGGTGTACTAGCAATAGTTGCTGTAGGTGTAGAAGTTGCAGCATTAATCCTTACAATTCCAAAGCTAGTTCTGTTGTTTGCACTGCATGTAAACCAGTTTAGTCCACCAGATACCAAAACAGGACTGCTTTGATTTTGAGTTGTATTGATTCCTAATTGGCCTGCAGAACCAGTTCCCCAGCCCCACATAGTTCCATCAACCTTACGTCCCAACATTGAAGCATAGCCACACTCAATCTGTGCCCATGTGGTTTCACTACCAACTTGTGCAGGACTACTACGGTTAAATGCAGAACCAATATTAGACCCTAGGGAGCCGTTTGTGTTTTGACCCCATGTCCAAAGTGTACCATCACTCTTTATTGCACCTACTGGCCAATAATCTGCACTGACTTGTGTCCAATTGCTATTAGTGCCAACTTGTGTCCAACTAGATCTATTAATTGTATTGTTAATACCCAAACTGCCATTCGTATTAATACCACAAGACCATAATGTGCCATTAGTTTTGATAGCCAAGGCAAATCTTTGACCAGATACTGCCACACTAGACCAGTTCAAGTCTGCACCAACCTGAACAGGACTACTACGATTCACTGCATCTATAAATCCTAGCTGTCCGGCACTGTTGTTACCCCAAGCCCACAAACTACCATTAGTTTTAATTGCAAATGCACTATCAAATGCAGCACCACTATAGAACCTAGATACATAAACTCTTGACCATGTATTGTCAGCACCAATTTGAACAGGACTAGACCTACTAACAATATCATTTAGACCCAATTGTCCACTACTATTATTGCCCCAAGCCCAAAGTGTGCCGTTAGTCTTGACACCAATTGTAAATCGGTCATTCATAACCCATGACCAATCAGAAGAAACTCCTACTTGTGTAGGTGTAGAACGATTAATTATATTATTTTGACCCAACTCACCACTACTATTTAGACCCCACATGTATAGGGTGCCATTATTCTTTACACCAGATATTGAATCTCCACCACTAGGAATAGTTGCCCAATCAGATACTGCAATGAAGATTGGTGTGGACCTTTGTGTAATACCACCTTGTGTATTATTAGAATACTCACCAGTCGTGTTATCACCCCAAACATAGAATTGATCTGCCAAAGGTGCAATGCTAGGTGTCGGTGTTGGTGCAGTGCTACTCGGTGTAGGTGGTGCAGGTGTCGGTGTTGCTGTTCCCGTAGGTGCAGGACTACTTGTCACTGTTGGTGTCAATGTGTTAGTCGGAGCAGGTGTCGGTGGGAACGTTGCTGTAGGAGTCGGTGTAGGACTTAATGTTGCTGTCGGTGTAGGTCCAGTTCCACTCGGTGTCGGTGTTGGAACAGCATTGCCTATCAATCTAATCGTATTATTATTTGCTGCTCCCTGAACAGCAAAATTCAACCACTCATAGCCAACATTGCCAAGCTGAATCAAACTACTTGCATTACCATTGCCGGGCAAACCATTTCTAGTTAATAACTTGCCACTTAAATAACTACCAGCTCCCCACAACTTATTGTTAACATCTATAGTATAAATATTATTTATAATTGGATAATAATAATTGTATGTTCCTAACAATACCGGACTACTTCTATTAATTACATTGTTTTGAGCTAGTTGACCAGAAGTATTTACACCCCAACCCCAAACTGTTGAATCACCCTT